AAGGACCGATACCGGTCAGGGAAGTAAAATCTGCGGTCATCTTCTTAGTCGGAACTGCCCCCGTGCATCTAACTAAGCCCGCAGATGTCTCCGAAGCTGACTGGTATGCCCAGACGATTAACAACCCCGTTTTAGTTCTGAGAAGAGAAGATGGCATAACCTATTTTGGCGATGCCACACCGGGCTACACCATCCCTTATGCACTTGATGCCATCTTTGACCATGGGGGCTCAACCATTATCGTCGTTAATGTCTTCGACCCAAGAGTGCATAAAGATGCAAGCGGAAACCCCGACCCCTCAACAGTTACCCCAGCCAACATCATCGGCACTTACGACCCGACAACCGGCAAACGCTCAGGACTAAAAGTAATCGACGAGCTATACAGCCGTTTTGGCTTCACTGCAAAGCTAATACTCTGTCCGGTTTATTGCGAGTCTCCAGGCGTTATGGCGGAGATGGTAGCTCTCTGCGAAACATACAGGGCTTTAGCCCTAATTGACGCCCCAGCAGGCTTGACAGTTCAGCAAGTCATCAACGCTCGTGGAACCGGTGGCCAGCTTAATACTTCCGCTTACAGGGCAGTTATCTGCTACCCCCACCTTAAGGTCTACGACACCGCAACCAATACCGAACGCCTTGAACCTTTTAGCCAAAGACTTGCGGGAGTTATAGCCAAAGTAGATCACGAGGAAGGCTACTGGTATTCTCCCTCCAACCACGAGATTTTGGGCATAATCGGAGTAGAGCGCCCCATCACTTGTGCTATAAACGACCCAAACACCGAAGCAAACATCTTGAACGAAAACGGCATAGTCACGGTCTTTAACAGCTTTGGAACGGGTTATAGAGTTTGGGGCAACCGCTCTGCGGCGTGGCCAACTAAATCCGACCCGAAAAACTTTATCTCCGTCCGCAGAACCGCAGACATCATCGCCGAGAGCATTGAGTATGCAACCTTGCAGTTTTTGGACAAGCCCATAACCGTTGCTATAGACGGGGTTTTAAGCATGGTAAACGCTTTTATCCGAACCCTTATAGGCAGAGGTGCCCTCGTTGACGGCAAATGCTACTTCCTGAAGGACAAAAACCCCGAGACTGAACTTGCCAACGGCCACTTAACCTTTACCTATGAAATCATGCCCCCAACCCCAGCCGAACGCATAACCTTTGAGCAGGTGATAAACATCGAACTCCTCAAAAAACTAATAGGAGGTTAGAGCCATGCCTGTCGAAATCAGCAAGGTTTTTAACGCCAGAGTTTACATAGACGGCACGGACTTCATAGCTAAAGCCGAAGAAGTAGAACTCCCGAAGGTCAAATTCAAGTTTGCCGACGCTAAAGCTCTCGGGCTTTACGGAGAAATGGAGCTCCCAAGCGGACTTGATAAGCTTGAAGCAAAGATCAAGTTTAACAGCATCTACAGCGATTTTATCGCCCTCGCTTCAAACCCATTCGTTCTGAGAACTATCATCATTCGTGCCTCAAAACAAGACTGGGACCAAAGAGGAGTAGCCCGGGAAATGCCTATTAAAGCTGAGATACGGGGCTTTTTTAAAGAGTTTGACAGCGGAAAGTTTAAAGCCAGAGACGCCGCCGAAGCCGAAGCCACCATCTCCGTCCTATACTATAAGCTTGAGGTCGACGGCAAAGATGTCGTTGAGGTAGATGTGATGAACAACATCTACAAAGTAGAAGGACAAGACATCCTGCAAGCCTACAAAGCTAACATCGGAGGTTAAACATGCCTGAGAAAGACAAAGCATTCCTAAAAGAGGTCGCCCTCCCCAGCGGCAAAATCGCCCGCATTAAAGAAGGCAAAGGCAAAGACTTGTTCTGGGCTCTATCAAACTCAACCGGACAAAACGACATTATCAAACTTTTGATAGTTAGGCTTACAGAACTTGACGGAAAACCCATTACTGAAGACGACCTTGAAGAGCTCCCCCTTGCTGATGTCATGGCTCTTATGCGAGAATTTACAGAGGTCTATTACCCTTTATCAGCGGAGAAGCCATCTTAGCCATGATTAAACACGGCTTTTCTTATTCCGACCTTGCTAACATGTCATATGCGGAGCTAAGGTTTTGGGCAAAGAAGCTTTCTGAATACTACGAAGAGCAGGCTAACCTTTTGGAATATGCTTGAGCCTTTCTTCAAGGAGCTTTCTGAGCTTTCGCCTTTCCTTCCAACGGGCAAGATAACCACTTATAAAAGGGATAGAAATTCTTCCAGCAAGCCACACGATGAACACCACAAAACCAATGGGAAGCAGTAAAAGAAAAAGCCACCAGAGGTAGTAGGCTATTAATATGTATAAAACAGCTATTAAAATCGGAGGCATGCTTAGAGTATAGACATGGATTTCTCGATTGCAATAGGCTTACAACTGATAGATAATTTTTCCCGCCAGCTCTTTGCCCTGAAGGAGGGCGTCTCCCGTTTTAACCAAGAGCTAAACCAGACCCAGAGTAAACTTCAGTCCTTCAGAGAAACCCTTAAAAAAGCCTTTGACCCGCAAGAAATCTGGAAAGCCTCAGAAAAATTAGAAGACTTCACCGCCAAAGTTACTCAAGCAACCGCCTTGCCTTTAGCCTCCCTTTCTAAAACTTTAAGCTCTTACAAAGACTTAGAGTTAGCTCAAGCCGAGATGGAAGTAGCCCTCATGACCAAAGAGGACTTACCCACCGAGAAAATTAAAGAATTAAACAAACAGGTAGAAGAGCTGGGAGTGAAGCTTCCAGGGACGACCGCTGATTTTTACAAAGTAGTTACTGCTCTCAAGGCTGCAGGCATGGATATAGATAAAATCATCGGGGGCGGATTAAAAGCCGCGTCTTACCTCTGGGTGCTCTTCAAAGAAGAGGCTAACCCGAAGGAAGTTGCTGAGATGGTGCAGAATTTTTCCAACGCCTATAAAATAGCCGAGCAGGATTTTGAAGCCTTCGCCGACCAAATCCAGAGACTAAAATTTGCGAGCGGTTTGACGCTAACCCAAATTGCCTACGCTACAAAGTATTTTTCTGCTGAGCTTGCTCAACTCGGTTTCACAGGACTTAAAGCTTCGAAATTAACGCTCGCTTGGCTCGGAACCCTCAAGCAGTTTGGCGTTGCTGGAGAAACAGCTGGCACAAGCATCCGCTCCGTCCTTCAAAGAATTCCAGAGTTAGACAAGCATCTTGAAAAACTACGCAAACAAGGTTTGGACCTCAAAATCAACTTAAAAGATTTCTACGACGAAAAAGGAGCCTTTAAGCTTGAGGAATTTTTGATGACCGTCAGAAAAGAACTCTCAGCTATTCAAGACCCACTCAAAAGAATGCAAGCCTTGAGGGAACTCTTTGACATGGAGGGCATGCGAGCTATAGCTCCGATGCTTGCTGCAACCAAAGATGAAGCCCTTATGTATCTTGAAGAGATCAAAAAGAGCATTGAAGCAACCCACGACCCCAAGAAAATCGCCGAATTCCAAAAAGAGTATGCACAACTTAAAAAGCAGATCGAATCTGGGGGCTTTTCAGGGCTTGAAAAGATGACTAAAGAGCTCGACAACCAAGCAAGCCTTCAACAGAGGCTTAATCGTTTAATGAACACCTTTGCCAACACCCTTGAAGCAGTCGAAGGAACATTAGTGAACTTGATGGCTACTATCGGCTCCTTAGTCGCCCCGACCTTGATCACCATCCTAAACCCTATAAACGACTTTATAGGAAAGCTCGCCGACCTCATCCAAGAACATGAAACCTTGTCAAAAGTCCTCGCCCTCACCGTTGGTGGATTTGTTAGCCTCCTCGCCATCATGGGCGCAATTAGCTTAGCCGTTGCCTCTTTCATGAAGCTTTTTAGCTTTGCCTTTGCCCCCTTTAGATGGTTAATGTCTATAAGCTTAATTAGAAGCCTTACCTTAGCATTTTTGCAGAACACAATAGCTTTTGTTAAATGGATGATTACGGGACAGGCAGGCACTGGATGGTTAAAAACCCTTGATTTTTGGCTATTAAAAGCAAGGCTTGCTTTGCTTCAATATACTTCTGCCCTTTGGTCAAACATAAAAGCTTTAGCAGTTTGGTTAGCTCAACACAGCAAGATAGCTTTTGCTAAACTAATTTCAGGTTTCAGGGCTGTAATGCTTGCGGTTAGATCCTTCAGCATAACACTGATTACTTCTCCTATTTTCTGGTTTGCTCTTGGCATTATGGCTTTAATCGGTGCAGGCTATCTCCTCTGGAAAAACTGGGATAAGGTTTCAAAAGCTCTATCTACCATCTGGAGCTGGTTTAAATCTACATGGGAAAAAGTATCTAATG